CCTTCGGCACTCCAAGCATCAGGAATTACCCGTCTCGCCTCTGCGGGGGCATCCGGTCGTCCGAGGCCTTCGGCAGCCCGGCCCTTGTCGCATTAGCGGCATCGGAGATCCGCGACGCCGGGGGGATCGCCAGCGCGGAAGCGTTCGGGACGCCTCGCGTGGTCGGAGAGATCTCGCCCAACGTCATCCCCACGGCCGAGGCGTTCGGAACTCCTCAGCTGAACGGGACGGTCAAAGGCGCCGGAGGCATCGCGTCCGCGCAGGCCTTCGGCACCCCGAAGATAAACGGAACCATCCAGGCCCCCCCGGGCGTCGCGTCGGCCGAGGCGTTCGGCACCCAGAATGTCAACCCGGTCATCGCAACGGCCATCGTCGGGACCGGGCGGATCGCGTCCGAGGAGGTCTTCGGGACGCCCTCGCTCGTCCAGCATCTGACGAGCATAAGCGGGATCTCCTCGGCAGAGGCTTTCGGGAATCCGGCTTTGATGGGAATTATCAAGCCCTCGTCAATTCCCTCGGCCGAGGCGTTCCCTTCGCCCGTCGTTTACAATCCTAGAGGGATACAGCCAGGCGCGATCGCAAGTCAGGAAGCGTTTGGCCTGGCGACTCTTACCGCGACGATTTCCAACGTCCATCCGGCCCTAGGCTTTCGTCACCGGAATCGATACGCCGGGCCGAAAAATAAATATAGCGGCATCAAGGAAAAATTCTTTTAGGAGGGCGCCATGATCGGGTACTTCTCAACCCTGGCCGAAGCCGCGACATATTTTTCGACAGAACGACTTGAAACATCCGCCTGGGACGCGCTCACCACGACCTCCACGAAGGACGAAAAGACCGCCTGTCTCACACAGGCGTTCAACAGGATCTACTATTCGCAGGAATTCATCCTCCCCAAACCCGCCGATGCCACGGCCGACGAACTCGTGACCCTCAAAAAGGCTCAGGCCGAGATGGCTTACTACCTGGCCGAGCATCTGGCGGACGAGGATACGCGAAAGGGCCTGCAGGCCCAGGGCGTACAGGCCGCCGGCGCCGTGAAGGAGACCTATGAAACCGGGAGCGGCGACAAAACGCCCATCCCGCCGGCTGTCCGGGATCTCTTGACCGGCTGGTGGTCCGGGACGGACGTGCCCTTCCATGCCGTCGATATCGACCGGGACGAGGACTATTCCGTCGATGAGGACGTGACGGACCTGCAGTGAAAAACGCATGGACGTCAATGCCGAGGCGAGGAGGCTCAAGGTGATCTACCAGGCGGCGGCTAACACGCTCGCGGACGTCCTCCGCGCCGCGGACCCGGCCTCGTTCGACGGTTCCGCAGCCGTCCGGATCCGGGACCGGGTGACGATGCTTATAGCCTCACTCGACAGGTCCGCCCGGGCCTGGGCGAAGAAGGCCCTGGCCGCGGCCTATCGGGCCGAGCAGATGGTGACGCGAAACCGCCTCCTCATCCTGGGGAAGAAGAAAACCGCGCGCCTCCCTGCGGGCCGTCACGAGCGGACGGAGAAGGAACTCATCAGGCAGACCCTCGAGGACCTCTACAAGGCCAACGCCACATTCTCCGACGTCGCGGAACAGTATCTCGGCATGCTGGCGGAGGCTAACCGGGGGATCCAGAAAGTCCAGGCCTTCACGGGCGCAGAGGAGGCGGAGATCGCAGAGATGGCCGCCAGGGCGGCCCGCCAAGGGGTCGCGCGTCAGACGTTGAAGAACCAGATCCGGGATTTCCTCGCCGAGAAGCTCAAGGGTGAAGCCTTTATCCGCATCAACGGCCGGAATTACAACGCCGGGAAGTACGCCGAGCTCGTCGCCCGGGTCCGGCTCCGGGAGGCGGCGACCGAAGCGACGCTCAATTCGGCCAAGGAATACGACCACGACCTGGTCGAGATCCCGGCCAAGGGCGGATCCTGCGACATATGCCAGGAGATCGAGGGCAAGATCTACAGCATCAGTGGGGCGGATCCCGAATATCCGCCCCTCACCGATGAGAACCGGCCGCCGATCCATCCCCGCTGCCGCCATTATGTGCGCGTCGTTTCCAGGTCCACGCTCAAATTCAGGGAGGCATTGTGATCGGCGCCTACTTGAAGGACGTCATCACCGTCGTCCGCCACGGCGCGCGGGACCAGTACGGGACCGAGGGGGCGACGACCGATGAACTCATGCGCGGCTATATCGAATGGAAGACGCGGCTCGTCCTGAACATCAAGGGCGAAGAGGTCCTGAGCTCGGCCGGCGTCCTCATGCGTTACGACCCGACGCTCACGCACGAGGACAAGATCACGATCGGCGGCGTCGAGCATCTGATCCTCGCGATCGAGCTCGTGAGGGATTTCTCGGTCAGGGGCATGAAGGTCTATATCCAATGAAGGATACAGGGTTCTATCTCGAGACGGCGGACTTCGAAAAGAAGTTCGAGGAGCTCGTCCGCTCCGTCGGCACGAAGGTTGCGGCCGAAGGCCTCTTCTCCGCCGGCCAAGCGCTCATGACCGCGGCCGACGACGAGATCCCGCAGACGCCCTACAAGACGGGCGATCTTCGCGCCTCCCGCGTCGTCAAGGATCCCGAGATCTCGGGTGACCGGGTCTCCGTCGATTGCGGCTACAACTCGATCTACGCGGCCTATCAGCACGAGGGCGAGAGGAAGGATCACAGCCACAAGGTCAAGAATTACACGAGGACCCAGGTGCCCGGCCCGGGCCCGAAGTTCCTCGAGAAGAAGATGGCCGGGAACGCCAAGCGGTTCATGGCGATCGTCGCCGATTATATCCGCGAAAAGCTCGGAGGATCGCCGCGATGATCAAAGAGATCTTCCGGGCGATCGCCACGCGGACGGGATTCGTCCCTGGCACGACTCTCCACTTCGGCCGCCGGCCCCAGGACGCGCCGGACCGATGCCTCCTCGTCGCTTTCAACGGCGGCGGGGCCACGGTGTTCGATCTTCCAGACCGCATGGACGTACTCGTTCAGATCCTGGCCAGGGCCAAAGACTATCACGACGCCTATGCCGATTCCATGACGGCGTTCGACGCCCTCCACGGCGTTGCGGCGATCGCTCTCCCCGTCCTCGTATCCGGGGAGGCCTGGGAGGCGCAGGCGATCGAGGCGGTGAACCCGCCTCAATATATCGGGCCCGACGATAAGGGCCGAGCAGAATGGAGTACGAATTATATCTGGCGCATCAAGGACGCCTCTCTATGAGAGAGCATAAATCTAACTTTAAAAAATGCGGGCCGGTTGATCCGGATCCGCGCAGGAGGTTCTCATGAGTTACCCGTTCGGAGATTTAGGACCGGCCACGGTAATCTGGGACGTCGGCGGCACGCCCGTCGACCTGGGCCCAGTCCTCGGCTCCGTGCAGTTCACGGACGAGCCGAAGTACAAGGAGATCAGGGAGGAGGGCTACGGCGAGACGCCCGTCGACGCCGTATTCGTCGGCCGCGCCTGCCAGCTCATCGTCCCCATGACCCGCTCGCAACTTGCGCAACTCGGTGCGGTCATCCCATCCGCCACGCTCGTCAGCACGGTCCTGACGGTCAAGGCCTCGGTGGGGACGCAGATGCTTGCCAACGCCAAGAAGGTCACCATCAAGCGGCTGATCGACGGGGTCGCCTCGGCGCTCCCGGCCGAATGGCTGACGATCTTTAAGGCCCACCCCGTCACAAAGTCCGATTGGAAGTTCGACTCCGCGAACCAGCGGGTCCAAGAGGTCACGTTCCTCGTCTTCCCGCGGACCGACTCCGGTCACGTCGGCAAGATGTGGGCCATCGGCGAATAAGGGCGGTGACTTCATGACGCAGCCATTTGTATCGGTCTACGAACCGGCCGAGGTCGAAATCGAGGGCACGCGTTACAAGCTCCGGAGGCGCACCCGCTCGGTGATGCGGCAATTGAGCCAGATCGAGGCGAAGCTCAAAGTTACCACGGCGAATGAGGAGAGGGTCGAGCTCGGCTATGAGCAAGCCGGCTTACTTGTCGACGCGCCCCAGGACGTCATCGATGCCCTAGACATGCGGCAGATCAACGAGATCACCCGGTGGGTCATATCCGTCGCGGCGGGCAAGGACGAGTCCGGCGAGGGAGAGGAAAAAAACGCGACGAGGCCTGGGGACGAGGCTCCGGCCGAATAGCCAGGGCGTTTCCGGGCCTTTTCACTCTCGCCGACCTGGCCGAGATGGACCGGCGGGACTTCGATTTCTGGCTTCGAGAGGCCGAGCGGGCCAAGGTGCTGGAGGAGATGGCCATGATGTCATCGATGAGACTCGCGATGTGGGGGGATGGCGCTGCCTATGCAAAGGCCTTCTCTTCGCTCGAGCGCGTATTGGCCGAGATCGAGGGGACAAAGTTGGCCAAGGTCGAAGACAACTGGGCCGGGCTCAAAGCTATAGGGAGACGCTGACATGGGATTCGGAGGCTTTGACGTCGGCTCGATCGTCGGGCATCTCGTCCTCGATAAGGAGCAATGGCGCCAGGCCGTCACGAGTGTTCAGGGGGACCTGAAGGACCTCAAGAAATCGATCAAGTTGAAGTCCGACGAGATCCAGGCCGCGGGGAGGATCCTCGCGACGTTCGGGGCCTCGGTGACGGCGAGTTTCGGCCTCCTGCTCAAAAGTTCCGCCGATGCCGGCGACCAGATCAACGAACTTTCGAAAAGCACCGGGATCTCGACGGAACTCCTGAGCGGCTACAAACTCGCCGCCGACAAGAGCGGGACGTCGATCGAGGGCTTCGCAGTCGGCATGAAGACCCTCGCGAACGGGATGCAGGCGGCCATCACCCAGGGCGGGGCCTCCAAGCGGATGTTCAATAGCCTGGGCGTAAGCTTCAAGGACAACGAGGGGAAACTCCGCCCGCTCGATCAGGTCATGCTCGACGTCGCCGACCGCTTCAAGGCAATGCCTGGCGGCGCCGAGAAGAGCGCGCTGGCCGTGGACCTCTTCGGTCGCTCCGGACAGCAACTCATCCCCATGCTGAACCTCGGGCGTCAGGGCCTCGAGGCGCAATACGCGGCTGCCGAGAGACTCGGCCTCGTCTTTTCGAAGGAAGCGGCCCAGGGGGCGGACGATTTCAACGATTCGCTCGTCGATCTGCAGGGCGCCGTCAAGGGGGTAGGGAATGAACTCGCGAAGTCGCTCCTCCCGGCGCTCAAGCCGCTGATAGACAGGACTACGAACACGATTAATCTGACGCGGCAATTTGTCAAGGAATACCCCGCGTTGGCTACATCCCTGGCTGAGATCGTAGTCGTGAGTAGCGCCATCGCGGGCGTTATCGGGACCGTTGGCCTAATGCTCACGCCCTTTCAAAAGGGTTGGAAAGCAATATCTATGGTTCTTCAGGCCGCGGCAGAACCGATTTTAATAATCGGCGCGGCCTGGGCCGGCTACCAGTTCGGAAAGTGGATCGGCGACGTCACGGGGTTGAACAAGACCTATCAGAGCCTCTTCGATAGCCTCTTCCGGGGCCTCGGTATCATCAAAGAGGTCAATATCGAGTTCGGGGCCGGCCACGCCGCTTCCTATGCTATCCAGACCGAAGCCATAGGCCGAGCCACAGAGCTCTCCGGAAAGAAGGTCTCGGGATTCATCGAAGCGCAGCGGATCCTCCGGCGGCAGTTCCAGGAAACGGGCACCGTCGGCAATGCGACGCTCGACGCCTGGCTGGCGAAGCTCCCCCCCCTCAAAGAAAAAACGGGCGACTTGGAAGATGGCCTTGGCGACCTGAGGATCATGGTCAAAAAGCTCGAGGCGCCCATCATCGACGCCGTCGCGGCCTTTGAGAAGATGGGCAGCGTGAGCCTCGACGCATTGATATCCGACTTAGAGAGGCTTGATTTTTTTGGGGGAATCCATGAAGTCCCCATCGAGCTCGATCTAGATAAGCTCGGGCCACAAAAGGAAGAAGCCGTTGGGATTCTCCAGGAGTTCATCGATGCCGGCGCGGCCGCCTCGAAAGCCGCGGGGGACGAAGCCAAGGCGGTCCTCGCGGCACACGAGGGACTCTATACCCAGGTCTTCGGCGATATCATCAACGGTTTCACCTCGATCATGGACGGCTCGAAGACGATGGGCCAGTTCTTCAGCTCGATCGTTACAACCATGATCGCCGACCTCGGGAAATTGGTCATCGCCGAGATGCTCTTTGCGAAAGGGAGCATCATGCGGGCGCAGATGGAATCAGTGGCGCATTTTATTTCGAGCATCTTCAAGAAGATCCCCTTTCCACTCAATATCGCCCTGGCTGCAGGTGCGTTCGGGCTTGTCTCCGCACTATTCAAGAAACTCCTCAAGTTCGAGGGGGGCGGCGTCTTCACGAAGCCGACGATCGCCGAAGTCGGACATGGGACGGAGTACGTCCTGCCGGAGAAGAAGCTCATCAGGATCGTCCAGGACGCGATGCAGGGCAGCCCGGGCGGCGGGAGCCTCTCTCCGCAACTGGCCTTCGCGGGCGCAGGGCTCGCCCCCTCGATCAATCTGTATATCAATTCCCCGCTCATTAATGCGCACGGCTACAGCCGGCGCGATATAGACGAGGCCGGAGATTACATACTTGAGGTCATCGAAAGAAAGGCGCATGGGCGGGGCTGGGAGCTGAAACATGCCTGACGTCTACCTTGGCCCGAGCGGCTCGGAAACTCTCCTCCCACCGATCCGGTCCTTCGGCGGCCTGCCGAGCATCGCAATTCCCCAGACGAATCAGTACGACAAAAGCATCATGTCCGACGGATCGCCGCGCTATAACGTGAAGTCCGTCAATCCCAGGAAATGGACGTTCAAATGGGATAACCTGACGGCCGCCGTATTCGCCGTGCTCAAAGGCCACAACGATCAGCGGGCCGCCCTCCATTTCCAGAACGGATGGGAAGGCGCGGCCTGGACCTGGGTTTGGATAGCCGAATTCTCGCCCGAGGTCAATGTCGAAATATCGACCGCGGCCGATATCCGGTGGATGCTGGTAATGACGCTTGAGGAAATACCCGCCTAATGCAAAATCTCGGCGCAGTGACTTACGATGACCTGAAGGCGCCCGTCCAGGAGCTCCTCTACAAGTTCGAGGTCTACG